GCAGACTTTAACACTTATGAAGGTCAAATATGGAACTTCAATCACGAGAAGTGCATCGAAAATAATGAACTTCTTGATACTCGGAGGATGGATATATTTGGTGGGCTCGATGTTGGTTATCGTGACCCAACTGCTTTCTGTGTAATTGCTTATGATTGGGATGAAGAACAGTATTACGTTCTAGACGAGTACCTTGACGCCGAAAAGACTACCGAGCAACATGCTGTTGAAATACAACGATTGATGGAGAAATGGGATATCGATTATATTTATATTGATTCCGCTGCGCAGCAAACTCGATTTGACTTCGCACAAAATTACGATATTCCAACAACAAATGCAAAGAAGTCCGTACTGGATGGCATTGCTCATGTTGCCGCAATTGTTGATAACGATAAACTACTTGTAGATCAACGTTGTGCAGAAACTTTATCTTGCTTGGATCAATATCAATGGGACCCCAATCCTAATCTAGCAAGAGAAAAGCCAAAACACAATAGGGCATCTCACATGGCAGATGCGCTGAGGTACGCATTATATTCTTTTGAAACCTCGGTTACTGGGTTTTAATGAGACCTTGTAAAAATAGTATTTGACAATTTATCTCCAAGAGGCTATAATGCAAAGTATGAAAAAGCTCAAAAGAGACCCTGTAAAATATATAAGGGACAGAGCAAAATCAAAATATAAGAAGGATGAGGAGTGTTACATATGTGGAGCTACACGCTCACTTGACTTTCATCACTTTTATACATTAACTCCTTTATTAAGTAGGTGGCTGAAAGAAAAAGTAAAGGAACGACCGTCTCATTATACTGACGAATACATCACTATATGGCGAGATGAGTTTATAGAAGACAACTGGGCAGAACTGTACGATCACACTGTTACTATCTGCCACGCGCATCACCTAGAACTGCATAAAATTTATGGGCGCAACCCTGGACTTGGTACTGCAGAAAAGCAAATGCGCTGGGTAGAGATTCAAAGAGAAAAGCATGGCATGGTATGACAGAATAATTGGCAGGAACCCGAAGGCAGATGAGGAAAAACTCAATCCTGCCCAACCATACTTCGACGGTAAAATAGAAAGCAGTAGAGAACAGACTGTTAGCTACGAAAAAGCGTACGAAGATTTAGAAATCGTAAATCGCGGCGTAAACATGATTGTTGATGACGCTGCAGAAATAAATGTAAAGGTTGGTGGACAGCTTCCTCTTCAGAGCGTTATTAAAGGTATTAAAAGATCCCGGGTGGATCTTTTACTGAATAAAGAGCCAAATCTTTTTCAAGATATTAGTTCATTTCGTCGTAACTTAATTATTGATTACTTACTGGACGGAAATATTTTTATCTACTACGATGGTGCACATATGTATCATCTTCCGGCAGATAAAATGATAATTCATACAAGCGAAGAGACTTATGTTGAAAAGTATACTTACAATAACTCAGTAAACTTTAGTCCTCGTGAAATTATTCACATCAAAGAAAATTCTTTCTACTCCATCTATCGTGGAGTTTCTCGACTAAAACCTGCACTTCGTACAATGATACTCATGCGACGAATGCGAGATTTCCAAGACAACTTCTTTAAGAATGGTGCGGTTCCTGGCTTAGTACTTAAGTCTCCAAATACGCTATCAGAAAAAATTAAAGAAAGAATGATTCAGTCTTGGTCTGCTAGATATAGACCTGATGCAGGCGGTAGACGTCCTCTTATTTTGGATGGAGGTATCGAGATTGATGAAATTTCAAACGTAAACTTCAAAGAGCTAGATTTTCAATCTGCTATTGAAGAAAACGAAAAAATTATACTAAAATCTTTGGGCATACCCCCAATTCTTTTAGACTCTGGCAACAATGCAAACCTGCGACCAAATATGAGATTGTACTATTTAGAAACAATCTTACCTATCATAAGAAAAATTAATTTTGCACTTGAAAGGTTCTTTGGGTTTGAGATTGTAGAAGATGCTACAAATATTCCTGCACTTCAGCCAGAGCTTCGCGATCAGTCGCAATATTATTCAGCCCTTGTGAACACGGGAATTATTTCTCCGAATGAAGCAAGAGAGGCTCTAAATTTTGATCCTGTGGAAGGATATGATGATTTACGTGTACCTGCAAATATTGCTGGTAGTGCGGCAAATCCAGATGAAGGTGGCAGACCACCTGAAGAAGGAGAAGGAGAAGATTAATGGGAGTTAGAGCTAAGACAACTATTGTTGAAAAAGCAGCAAAACACTTTAAAGAGTTTGAGCTACCTTTAGATATTGAGTACAAATCGTACTTAACTATTGTAGGCCCAAAAGAAGCTGTTAGCGCTATTCAAGTAAAACGCAGTTTTAAAGCGTGGAAGTACTTACTACTAGCTGTTAAAAAGTATCACCCAGAGCTAATGGCACCTAAGCCAGCTCCTAAACCCGCTCCAAAGGCAAAAGCAGCACCTAAGCCCGCGAGCAAGCCTGCACCTAAAGCAGCATCGAAGAGCAAGGAGTAATGGAAAAGATTTTTAACCTTACCTCTACCTTCAAGGCTTTGGATGAAGACGACGGTGGCGTTCACATTTGTGGTATGGCGAGCACTGCTGACTTTGACCGCGCTGGAGATACAATTTCAGCAGAAGCATGGACAAAAGGTGGACTTCAAAATTTTGAAAAGAATCCTATTATTCTTTTCAATCACGACTATAACAAGCCTATCGGCCGAGCAACAGGACTTAAAGTCACTGATAACGGTCTAGAACTCAAGGCTAAAATTTCTAAATCTGCGCCTGATCATGTGGCGCAGCTTGTTAAAGAAGGCATTCTTGGAGCTTTTTCTGTTGGTTTCCGAGTCAAGGATGCTGATTATCTAACGGAAACTGACGGACTAAAGATTAAGGATGCTGAGTTGTTTGAAGTATCAGTTGTATCGGTACCTTGTAATCAAGCAGCAACTTTCTCTCTGGCGAAGTCTTTCGACTCACTTGATGAGTACGAAGAATTCAAGAAAACTTTCAAAAATAGTGTAGATCTAGCCGGTCAGTCTCTGGCTAAGGATGAAGATTCATTTGAAGCTAGTGATACACCGGATGGAACTGAAAAGTCAGTTCAAAAGGAGATGACAATGTCGGAAGTACAAACTCCCGAAATCGACCTTGAGGCTTTTGCTAAGAAGGTAGCGGATGAGACTGCTGCTAAGATTGCAATGCGTCAGGCCGAGGAAAAAGCAGCCGCCGAGGCACAAGCTAAGGCTGCTCAAGAAGAAGCAGAAGCTGAAGCTGCCAAGCAAGCTGAAGTTGAAACTGTAATTAAGACTGGTATTGAGACAGGCGCTGAGCGTCTCATGGCTGACATCGAAGCTAAGCTTTCTGAGAAAGATGCTAAGATTGATGAAGTAATCGCTCAACACCAGCAAGACCTCGAAGAGAAGAATGCTGAGCTCACCGCTATGCGTGAGTCAAAGCGTGTATTCGCTGACCGCAACGAAGGCGACTCTATCTCTAAGTGGGGCAAAGAGTTCATGTATGCTCACATGGCTGGTGTGATGACAGGCAACAAGAGCCTGGATCAGACTGACTACGGTAAGAGCATCCTTGAGAAGGCTGGCGTTAGCTATGCTACTGCAGCACCTAACATTGCTACAGAAGTATCTAGCCAGATCGAGAAGGAAATCCAGCGTGAGCTTCGTCTTGCACAAGCTTTCCGTGAGATTACTATCAATTCTCAAGCTCAAGTACTGCCAATCCAAACAGACACCAACTTGGCGTCTTGGCAGTCAGGTGCAGCAACTACTCCAAACTTGGAGAACAAGACTCAAGTTGCAGCCAATACTTACCAGCCTAGCCAAGTAGTATTGAAGGCTTATCGTTTGATCTCAAGCACTCTCATGGATAACCACATCGATGAGGAAGTACTGATCAACCTTATGCCTATGCTCGTAGAGTCAGTTGCACGTGCTCACGCTCGCGCAGTTGATGATGCACTGCTCAACCACGTAGCTACTGGTGGTTCCGACGCGTTTGATGGCCTCATCAAGATCGCTGGCACTAACACCTTTGATACTTCTGTATCTGCTGCTGCTCTTGCTACTACTAATGTAGACGCTGCTGACTTCTTGTCTGCTCGTAAGCTGATGGGCAAGTATGGTATGATGCCTGAAGAGCTCGTGTATGTAGTGTCTCAGAAGCGCTACTATGACCTGATTGCTGATGCCGGCTTCGCCGATATCACTGATGTAGGTTCTGATATCGCGACCAAGATTACTGGTCAGGTTGGTTCGATCTTCGGTACTCCCGTAATCGTATCTGACAACTTCCCTGCGGAAGCTGACAACGCTTGTCTTGGCCTCGCTGTCAATGTACGCAACTTTGCTATCCCACGCCTCCGCGGTGTGAACGTAGAGCAAGATTACGAAGTAATGAATCAGCGTAACGTTGTAGTTGCTAGCCAGTCTCTTGGCTTCAACCAGCTCGTTGCTGATACTACTGCTGACGTTTCTTGTGTTGCATTGCTTGCTGTAGCTTAATAGCTACTTTTATAAACTGGGGAGGTTCGCCTCCCCAAGTTTTTATTAATTGACTTATGGCTGATTTAATAACTCTTCGTGAGTATAAAGACATGGAAGGCATACAGAATCCGAAGGATGATTACAATCTTTCGCAGCTTATATCGTCTGTGAGCCAATTAGTAAAAACTTATTGTAGTAATACATTTATAGATTATTATTCCACAGATAAAGTCGATACATTTAGCATTGATTGGGACACTCATTTAGTTCAGCTAACAGAGAGTCCGGTAATATCAGTCAGTGCAGTAGAAACGAGAGATTCAGTCACCTCTAGTTATCAGGCTGTGACAAGCACAAATTACTATCTGGACTACAACACGGATACTGTACTCTATGTGACTGGATCTAATTATAAAAACTGGCCAAGAGGCCCAGGTGCTGTAAAAGTTACTTATCGTGCTGG